TAATTTAAAATCTCAACACCATTTTTTAGAATACCACTAAATCCTGGTTGAGTGTTATACTTATCCTGTTTTTTAACTGGTTCAATAAGTTTCCTGTAAATTTTTTGAGGTGATATTTTTTTATCATAAAAAACTTGATAAGTAAATGTATTGTCAATTATTGGACTATCTGCAAGAGGAGTTATGTATTTTTCTTCATTAAGGTCAGAAAGACTTTTTGCAAGTTTTATACTGAATGAATTATTTTTACCAACTCTTTTAACAAAATAAACACCTTCATTTAAATTTGTAAATTTATTGATAGTAATACTTTCAATAGATTCATCACCTTCAATAAATTGATTATCTCCAATAATTATATTTGGCTTATAGTAAACAATTTCACCAGTGTACAATCCATGTTGTTGATTGAAAGTAAAAGTATCTCCACTAATATTTGAACTTGAAAATTTAATTACTTTGTTATAAGTGTCTAAAGTAATATTATCATAACTTGGGATTGAATTAGATGATACTAATACCTCACCATTAAAGTTCTGATAGGTGTTTATGATATTGGTTGTAGATGTATCTAAATCAGAAGTATACTTGTAATTTCCTCTTAGAGTCTTATTTTCTATAAAAAATTCACCACTTAAATCTGATATAAGCACATCAAATCTAACATCAATTGAATCTTTTGCCCTTCTGCTATTGACTGTGCCCTTTGCTAAAATCTGACCATTCTTTAAAATTTCAATTTCGTAACCTCTCTTAAGAATTATTTCATCATCTGTAGTAATTAAATATCTTTTTTCTGAAGCATCAAGTATGCTTATGTTTTTTACTTTGTAATTAACTTTTAAATTATAAATCCAGTCATCAGTTTTTTTATCATTTGATTCAATTCCTAGGGATTGAATTTGTATTGTCTCTCCATTTGTAAAATTTTTAGTTGGTTCATTGATCTGAAGTTCCTTTAGAGTTGTAGTAATTCTAAATGAAATTTCTTGATCTAGTGTAGAACAGAGTGAATCAAGGTGTAAATTAGCACCATTTTTAATAGCAACATCAATACCACTAACACCAAAAAATTGGTTTGCTGATTTACTTGTGTAAGAAATAATTATTTCATCATCATTTTCATCATATGAAATTAAAGATCCAGATGATGGAAATCCAATTGTAGAATCAACATCAATGACACTGGAATTTATAGCAAGATCATTGATTATTTGAGTTTTTGGATCATCTTTAAATTCACCAAGAATTGAACCATCTAAATTAATATCTCTTTGATATCCACTATCTACGCTTATCTGATAATAATTTCTATCATCAGTTGTAATGACCTCAACTTTGGTCACTGTTCCTCTAGCAGATGTTCTGCTTTGGACTATTTCTTTACCTTCTAGTTCAAGTGGATTTCCCTCAATAGCTTCAATTACAAAATCCTTTGTAATAAGATAGTCAGAATCAGATGGACGAAAGAGATCCTCACTTGGTTTACTAATTAATACTTCTTCCCCATATATTGCTTGGAAAAGAATTTTAAGAGATTGATCAGTGCCTTTTGAATTATAAAAATCTTTTACATTGTAAAGAAAGTTTCTTTCATTTAACCCCTTGTATAAACTTCTTCCTGAAAATCCTGGGGCAATTTGTCTTTTAAGTTTTTTGAAAAATTCTTTGAGAAATAAAACATTCAGATTTTGAATTGTTGCACCAGCAGCATGTTTTTGAGCTAATGATTCAGTAAATACTAACTCTTCTGGATTGTTAATAGCAGAATATGAAGTAATACCACTGAATCCTCTTTTACAACCTGTGAATGAAAGATCTGTTTTTTCAGTATAAAAAATTATCTCATCGTCAATTTTAATAACTCCATTTCTCTCAGGAAATCCCTCAGTAAAATTAGTTTCTGATGAAGTTTGTATTGTACTGTTGAAGTATGATATACTAGATGCAAGTCCTGTAGATTCTTTGAGATTATAGAGGTTGTCAATTTTTACATATGAATCAATATTATTCAATAGGTCAAATGTTGCACCATCATTTTCTTGAGAAAGATAGTATTGTGACAGAAATTCACCAAGAAGAGGATATTCATCCTGAACATACTGAGGAAGTTGATTCTGTACAATGTCTTGAAATTTTATCTTATCTACTGCCATTTCTTAGTAGCCGTATGGTGAAGGTGAAGGACTTGGTGCAGGGGATGGTGAAGGGGATGGAGATGGAGATGAAACAACAGCAGGTGAGGAGATTATAGTTCCACCACCTCCACCACCACTTGTTACCATTCCACCTGTGCTTACAGTTGATATAGTTGTTGTTGGAACTATAGTTTCAGTTTGAATAGTTGAATAAACCTCAGATCCTCTTACTAATGATTTCAATGCAAAACTTGGACTTACCAAATAGTTACTACCAGAAATATCACTACCTGAAGTAATTCTGTCCTCTTTCATCTCAACACTTACATTTTTCATATCAATTTGTAGATACAAATCTTGAAGACCAATGATATCATTAGAGTATGGTGAAGCTGAAATTTCAATTGTATTTACAGAGTTTTTAACAATTGATGTTCTAATAAATTTAACTGCATTTAATCTGATCTCACCTTTAATATAATCAATTGTTCCAACGTTTCTTTTCACAATAACTGGTTCAGATGGTGAATTTAATTTAAACATTATGACCTGCCCAGTTTTTAAATCAGAATTAGCAATATCACCAAAGTAAAGTGTATCAGAGTATCCTCCAATTTTAAATCCTGATGACCTTATATTGTATCCTAGTATCACTCCACCATGAACAGGAAAATGACCATGATTTCTGACATGGAATCTGTTACCATAACAAATCTCATACTCTGCAAAAGTGTTGACACTAGCAACAAGATCTCTTCTCATATCAATTTTTGTAATATTTGAAGACACTGATGTATGACTATCATCAAGAATTTTTTGATACTTGCTATACCTAAATCTGCCACCAAACTTATTTAACTGAGATGATTTGGAGTAATTTTCAATGTTGGTTAATATTGATGATTTAACATCCGCACCACTTGTAGCAGCATTTATATCAAAATAAACACTGGAGTCTGCCTCAATATACAGGTATTTAAGATCAACAATTTCAGGGACAATACCAGCAACTGAATATTTTTTTAATTTATTGAGAACCTCTCTTTTTGTTGCTGATGATACATGAGTGCCATTTTTTGGTTTGATGCTAATGAACACTCTACCAAACTGTGGTGGATTAAGATCTTCACCACCAAAAGCAGATATTGAATCTACACCCTCATATATTTGAGGTATGATTGCCTCATAGTCTGCTGCTGTTACAGCTCTATTTCTTGATGCATAAATCTGCGTAGAATATTTTCTTATTGAATCAACACTTTCAATTAATGAACCACCACCTGATGCCTCATCAGTTGTGATGATTGATATACCTGATGTAATTACATTACCATTTTGATCAGTAACCTTTCCAGCAAAAGAAAAAGAATCTATATTGTTTGCTTCATCACCATTACATGTAATATAATCCACAACTACATATCCAAGATTTTCTTGATTTAATTTTTTACCAAAGACACCATCTCCAAAAAGCAATTCATATCTTTCATTGGATACTTCTTGGATGAAATAAACTTTTGATTGTGAATTAACATCAAACAAACTATCTGATTGATTGAATACTTCTTCTACTGTGCTTGTTTCACTAGGTTTAACTACAACTCTAATCAGTTGTGTATCAATTCCAGCATTAGTTAAGATATATTTTTGATTGGGTGTTCTTGGATCAACAGTGAACACTTGTCTGATATAATTACCTTCATGTATTTGTAGATTTTGAAATCTTGCTACTCCATCACTATCTACAGATACTTTTGTTTTTTTATTTGTTGAAAATAGATAACTATTTGATCCAAATGTTCCACTAACCACTGCTACTGGACCTGGCTGTAGTTCAACAGTGGTAATATTAGTGTCTGATACATCTACCTCAAAAGATACAGTGGCAGTAGATGATCTTCTGGATGTTGGAACATATCCAATATTTCTTGCAAGAGAAACAATATTCTCTCTTAATGTTGCACTATCAATGAATACCTCATTAGATAGCATGTTTGCATTATATGATGCAATATAAGTGTTATATGCCAGTGTGTCAATAATCGTTGACATATTGGATCCTTCAAAGTCATAGTCAGTGAAGTTACTGTTTGACTTAAGATAATCCCTTATGGAGATCTTTATCTGATCAAAATTAAGATTACTGAAATTGACTAAAGGCATTTATCTGGTGGATTCTAATGAGAGTGAAAGTTCCTGTGGAGGAACATTTATACCAATGACTGAAAAACTTACAGTTATGTTATAACCAAGATCATCAATAGTGGTACTTACATTCACATCCTGCAGTTTAACTCTTGGTTCAAAGTTTAATATAGTGTCTCTTATCTCACTTCTAATTGCTGCAGCAGTTATTCTATCAACAGGTTCAAATAATAAATTATGTACATTTGATCCCAGTGCAGGATTGAATGGTCTCTCACCAGGTTTTGTAAGAACCAGATTTCGTACAGATCTAGCAATAGCATTCGCATTTTTAAGTGCAATCAAATCTCCATTCATTGGATTGATGGAGAATGTTGCACTTATATCTTTGAATGATTTACTTATTCCCTGTACGGGCATACCAATTGTGTAGAATATACCTTATTTAGTGTCAATCGTCATAGATTCTACATTCATCAGCATCAGGTTCCACTTCACAAAAAAGTTCTAGTGCTGTAGGATCATGGTGGTCACCAGATTCAATTTCTTTCTTGTGATTTTTCGCATAAACTTCTAGTTCATGTAGTTCTGATTCAATGTGACGTCTTGCCTGAGGTGATGTTGTTGGATCCTCAAGGATCTTCTTATCTACCTCAATGTGTTTCTCTATTGATTCCATCTTCCTCTGAAGTGAATGATTCGTTAGTATTATTTAACCTCTCTTTAGAGGTTTTCCAGAAATAAGAATCTTGATCTCCTAACCCCATCCTATCATATCCATTCTCCACCTGATAATATTCTGTTGAAACTTTAAAATCAGGAGTCTTTGGATTATCTGGTGTGAGGCTATTATCATAGATTCTCATCCTGTTATTAGGATAGAGAGCATACTGCCCATTGACAAGTTCAATTAAATTATGTGACTTGTGTTCAGCAGGATTTTCACTGGTTGCATAATCAATAACATCTGGATCTTGATGATAATTATCAATGGTACAGACATAGGTGCCCTTCATGGTCCCATGGTCTCTAGTATAGATCTCATAATCCATAGATCCAATGAATTGTTTTTGAACAGCAACAACACCATAATCCATACAATTCCAGAACTGTAGATTCTGTAGTGACATATCAGGATCTGGAAGTACAGGTTCACTTAGGAATGCACTGATAGGTAGTTTATCATACATTGCAGCATAATCAGGAAGATAGGTTTCAAAGTAGAATGCTCTTCCTGGGATACTCTTGGCAGATACCCATACACCTTTAACAAACTCTCCGTGCCCACTCTGATGGTCTGTAAGGTACTCTTTTCTAACCCAGACCTCAGTGCATGGTAAATTGCAGATTAAACATGACATAGGGTTTTTTGCGATTTTTTTATATATGTTTACAATAAAAAAGGGCATCAGCCCTTTCCTTGTCCTCTGTATCTTTTCTCTGCTGTGTTCCTACTTGTGGCAGCAATCTTTGTGTGCTTACCTTTGCCCTGGCGAGATTTTTTTGGTTTTCCAACCACATACCCATCACCTTTCATAATTGCCATATCAAATTACGCGAGTTTTTTCATGACCAACACGAATACGAGGATCACACCAGATCTCATATCCTGCTTCAATTGCATCCAGACAGAAGCTTACATCCTCTCCACACATGTCCTGAACAGCACCTGATTCAAATACCTGCATCTTGGGAGCAAACCATGGATACTTCATCTCTTTGTTCTCAAAGACACCCTTACGAATCATCACCCAACCAAAACCTGTATAGTCAACAGTGAAGGGCTTCTTACGCTGACTGATACCATCTACCATCTCATGATTCATGACACCACCATTGTTTCTGAAGTCATCTTCATCCAACCAGTGTGCAACTGAGGTAGTCTTGCCATCTTCTGTGGAATACCATCCAGCAGAGATGGGATGATCCTTGCCTTCAATTTCATTGCCATCCTGATCCACTGCTTCTGCTGGAAATGCAAGATCAGCAAGCTGCCAGAACTTCTCAGTATTAAAAATAATATCACTATCAATCCACAACTGCCAGTCATAGTTCAGTTTGCCATCCCAGGGAATCTGGTCTGGTCCACGCAAGACATTTGCACCAAGGCACTTGCAGCGTGCAAAGTTTACCATGGAAGAGTAATCCTGACTGATCTGAATACTCATTCCATTCTGCACCATGTCAAAACATAGTTGCACAAAGTTCTTCAGAAAGGTATATGATACTCCACGACCAGGTAAGCAGAATACAATGGTCTTTCCTTTCATTCTTGCTTTAATAGCATCATAGTCCCATTCAGGTCCATCACCCTTCTTTGTCTTGGGCTTTGATGCCTTTACAGTAAATCCTTTTGCCATTGGGAATAGTTCACTCCATTTCAATTAATAGTATAACAGTATATCTATACAGTGTCAATAAGAAGGTTCTTCACAGTAGTTGGGGGTTATCTCTACCATTTCATATGATAGATCCTCCTCTGCATAATCAGTCTTCATGAGACCAACCATGGCTTTGAGGTCCCTCCACTTATCTTTAAACTTCTCTGGGGTCAAGCAGGCATACACACATTTGTCCTTCAAGTAAATATGGTAAAAATTTTCTGGGCAAATTTTTTTCATAAGAATGGATATGCTTTTTGAATTATATATTGACATTAAAAAAGAGGTATATTAACCTCATGGGAACACACTTTTGTAGGTTAGGGAAGTATGCCTTTTTTCGTAGGGGGGGGGTCACTTAGCCACGCCCCCCAGGGCACCACAAATTACCACAGAAAACACTGTGTTAATTCACAATAATACATGTTCACTAAGTGTTACATAGGGGGCACACATGGCACCCCCACAGTGTATCACAGAGGGATCAGATTGTCAATGAAAGTGTATCAGTAAACTGCAGTAATTGCCTCCAAGATTAACAACAATTCTGCCCCAGATTCACAAGATTCCAGTGCAGTAATTGCATCAGAATAGGTCATGATAAGTGTGTGTTAGTTAGTGTGAGATTAGGCAGTTTTAAGTCATACCCAGGACTAGTAAGTTTAATGAATTATCTGTTCTCTACCCTTACATTATAGGGGAGACTGCTGATACTGTCAAGTGCTGTGTGTGGGTTCTCAGAGTGTCACAGAGGTGCTTGACATTGGGGAGACTGTGTGATAGACTGCTGCCTAAGATCACTAGTCCTGAGTACCTTTGGAGTACATTCAGAGCACCTTCAGAGTACCTTCCAAGACACTATACAATAAACAGAAACATATTTATAAACCCTTTTTTAATGTATATTTAAGGTTAAATGTGCTGTTTTCTAGGTACATTCACTCAATCACATTAGAGGGAGGTTGGAGTAACCTATTGATAGATTCTTGCTTGTCTAATGTACTCTTCATGCTGTTGGGGATGTATACATTCACAAAATATAATACCCCTAACACACACAGCAAATACACAATCAGTGCTTTCATCATATCACATACTCTCCTGTAATTGTTGTTGCAATTCTGCTAATTGTTTTGATACATCTGACATTGCAGACCTGGCATATCCTGTTGCATAAGGATAACCCTGATCTTCAATTTCTGGTGCTTCATAGCAGACATTGACTGCAGTATTTAATCTATCAATTATGTTGGAAAGTTGCTCATTGATTGAGTACATTGAGTTGTAGTTTGATGTGGTTTGCATGATAGAAAAAATCCTAAAGCTTGCCTCTAATTGATACTGAGAGTCATGGTATCTTCATCCAATACCTGACAACCAGGACCACTAAATCCTATACCTTTCACAGACAAATACTGATCAGATTCATTATCATATACTGTGACAGATTTGTCCAGGCAATCATCAGGAATCTCTTGAAGAATAGCAAGCAATTCTCTATATGTTCCCTTATTAAAATTAGTCTTTGGGACTATAAACCTTTGCTTATTCATTACATGATCCAGAGCATTATTGAGTTGAGAAATGAGTGACATAATTTTGTTAGTTAGTAAAGACATTACTTTAGAACATGAACA